AAATTAATAGATTTTTCATGTTTATTTGTTTTTGTTGTTGTAGTTACTTTTTAATGTCTCCAATTGCGCTTTAAGTTCGCTTTCTGACGCGTTCAGAAGGTCAGCCATGTTAGGACGCGTTTGATTTGTCAGAGCGCTGAACAAACGCATCTCAATGATTAGATTCTGTTTTGTTGTTGTCATGTTATTTGTTTTTAATCGTGTTTGTTTTTTGAAAGTATCATGCAGTAAGCAAGTACAAGGAGCAAATCTAATGCTCCCCGTACTTTTTGCCAAATTTTTAACATATTTTAATCTCCGTATTTTTGTGAATAAATGTAATTGGGCTGCTTTCTGCTTTTTTGATTGCTATCTGCTCTGCTTCTCGCACGTTTGCTGCCCTCACCGAAAAAAGAAATTCGGAATATTCAATCTTAACCATAGGGATGACATATTCGTAGGTAATATAGTGTTCCGCGCCTGTGGATAGGTCATAGTAGGCTATCTGCCTGTTAATTTCGCCATAATTCTGCGCGTCATCTTGGTCATCGAATATGCGCACGGCATCGAAATAGTAAGCGCCGTTTGATTTATTGTGCCATCCGCCTATGCCGTCAAACTTTTCCGCGTCCTGCCCGAACACAATGGCAAGCACATGGGCAAGCCCTGCCTCACCGAATGAATGTTGTGTAACTTGGCCAGCTACGGCAAAACCATTACTAACCATATTAAGGTCTCTGTCAATTGTGAAGCCATCGGGATTAGCTTTGGCAATTTCCATCACACGTTCTGCGATTTCTTTTAGATTTTTCATTTTGATATTTGTTTTGTTATTTGATGATGCGAAGGTATGGACAAAAACGTATTGAAAAATAGCGTTAACACTTTTTAAGAAAACTTTAACATTTTAAAATTCGCCAAAAGTGTGAATTTATGCGGGTTTTGGCGGATTATGGCTTTTGTCGTTTAACATCTGTTAACGTAGGGTTGCCTCACTTTATTATCATCTACTTATATATATAAACACAACAGGAAGCAAACATATAAAAAGAGAATAAACAATAAAGGGAAACGGATAAAACGGGATGAGTTAAACAAGGGGAGAAAGTGGGCAAAATTAAACGGGTTAAATAGTGGGGAAAAGTGGGTAAAAATGGGAGGGTAAACAATGAAGAAAAATAGGGAAAAATGGGAGGTGGTTATTTCTGCTTCCCAAAATAGGCAAAAACTATACCTTTTGCCATAAAAATAGATAAATTCTATATGCTTTGCCCGTTCAAATTGCCCGTGCCTTGTCGCTTTATTGCACATTACACCGAAGGATGACAAGTACGATAATATTGCCCTATGCATCTGCCTTGTATCTGCCTGCATGCGTCTCGCTTTGCTTTGCAGGTATGGGCAGGGCATTGAGTGTGCTTTCCGTTTTGGCTTTACGTTTGTCCTTTGGAGGGGGTGGCTTCGGGTTTTCGGTTTGCCCTACGGGTTGGGATGGGGGGTGGTATTTGACGGGTAACCACCCTCGTCCACCTATCGCGCCTATTATTAAAAATCATCCACCTATCCCACTCATTTGTCAAAACCCACCACCTATCGCACCCATTCTTTAAACATATAAGCCCCCATCCGTTCATTCTGACGGCACATCTCGGGCGAATTGACCCCGTGTGTCATCTTAAACGCGAAACGTGCTTAAATCAAGCGTAATGAGCTTTAGTCAAACGGTACATCTGAAGCCTTTTTGAATCATTTGACAATCCAACCCTCAAAATCGCCCATTTTTGAAAAATAGTTTACTTTGCAACAGATTGATTATCAATACCCAAATGCCACCTCTTCACCGTAAAAACAAAACTTTTTTTGATTGATAGTTTACCTTGGCTGATTTAAGAATTTTTAACACGGGGTGTGTGGGGTAATGGTGTAGATTTGCGGTGTAAATGATTATCGGTAATAAATGAACTCTCAATGATGTCTGTACTCATAGTATGGGTGCAAAATTGATGGCGGCCCGGAACAGACGGGCAAGGTCGGGTGGCGGCTGATTACCCTGTCCGACCCCTAATTGTTAAATAGTGTGTATGGAAGTAAAGAGAACGGTTAAGCCTTATGTGTTGGTGAGGCTTCTGAGGATGAATGATGAGATTGAACTGAATAATGGGGAGAGGCTGTGGTTGGATGTGGATTTTGACCATGTGCCGCACATTCCCGTTGTGGGGGAGGTGATAGTTGAGGGGAGAGGCAAGGTTAAGGTGGGGGATATTGTCGTGATGGACAGAACCGCCGTGGAAATTGCTTTGAAGCAGGAAGGCATGCCGAGAATTTTTGAGGAGGTTGACGGAAGGAATGTGGCCAAGGTATTTGTCAGGGATGAGGATATTATCGCTGCGAAACGTGACGGCAAAGTTTTCACGGTAAACGACTACGTGATTACGGAGGCCATTGAGGAAGATTTGTCTCAGGTCATCATGTACAAAAAGAAAAGCGGCAAGAGGGCCAAGGTTGTTATGGCTCCGGAGGGGTCGGGGCTGAATGAGGGGGATGTGATTATATTCAGGATATTTGCCGATGTGCCTTTGGAGCATCAGATACATAAGGCTTTTTTTGACAAGGTGGTGAGCCGGATGAAATTGGATGCGGTGTTGGCAAAGGAGGGTGTATGTTAGGATTACAGATATTGGCATTGGTGTTCGGCCTCATCACGACAGTCCTCTCCGCCTATTGCACGGCCAAGAACCGGCCATACACGGGTGCGTTGTTTGGAGTAATAAGTTTGGTGTTTTTTTCCATTTCGGTGTGGGTGAGGATGGCAATTGTTAATTAACAACATTTAACTCAGGCGGATAATAATTAAGGTTAACTTTGCAATATGAAAGAGAGAGCAGACGAAGATGAGAGTTACGACATTCTCATTAATAATAAAATTGAGGAGTTCGGAAGATTGCACAGTATGACGGTGCATAGGATAAGGAGAAGGATAAGTCCTTACAGGGATTTGAAGGAGGAGGCGAGAAATAAGTATTTTGACATGTTGGAATTGGCAATGGAAAGTTTATGAAAGCTACGTTAGAATTTAATCTGCCGGAGGATTCGCATGACCTTGACGTTGCCGTCAACGGTTGGAAGTGGAAGATGGTGATGAATGAGCTTGACCAATGGATAAGGGGCGAGAACAAACACGGCAATGGAGTGGACGGTTATCAGGTTCGTGATAAGATAAACGAGCTTTTATCAGAAAATAATTTAAATTTGTGGGATGAGTAGAAGTGAATATGCGGTAATGGTTATTGAACATCTTCTGAATTTCTTTAACGATGATCAGAAGTTAAACAGGTTGGGTGTTCATGTGATTAACCATCATAAGACGGCAAGAATGCTTGAGGAGGGCCTGTATGTTATGTATGGTCAGGAATCAAGGGAAGTTATTGAGAATTGGCTTTACCATGATGAGGGAAGGCTTGTTAAAAGAAACGGCAAAGATTTTTTTATCAATGATATTCAGCAGTTTGTAAATTTTCTTGAGGCTGAGTTCATGGGTAATGAGTTTTAGGTATATATTTGTGTCCGTTCTTTTTGTAAAAACAGGATTGTTGCAGAATCCTTATATATAAATTCATTTTGCCTCTTTGGGTGTTTCGCTGCAACCGAACCTCATAGGGGCATTTTTTTTAAAGGTTATTCGTTTATCCTAAAACGGTTAAAGATTATGAGCGAAGTAAATGTTCAATTTTACGGAAGCCCCGACAGAGAGGGGAATGAGAAGGCTGTTCGCATTATGCGGCTTCCTTCGGGACACATTGTGTTCGGATTTGTAACCAACGGTCACGTAAAGGACGGGGTTATAATGAATAAGCTGACGGCGGCAGCGCTGTCTAAAAGGCTTAAATTTGAAATTTCACAACTTAATACGGAAGAAAATGGAAAATAAAAAGTCATTCATTTTGTATTGTGACATTATTCATTTGGTTGAAAAATTACCTCACGATAAGGCGGGTGAATTATTCAAACACATCCTCCGGTATGTCAACGACCAAAATCCGGAGACGGATGATGTTTTGGTGCAGATTGCCTTTGAACCGATCAAACAGGCAATGAAACGCGATCTTGTTAAGTGGGAGGATAAGAAGGAGGAGCGTTCCAAGTCGGGAGGTATTGGAAATTTAAGAAGGTGGCACTCAGACCTTTACGACAAGTTTAATAAAGGAGAACTTTCACTTGAACAAGCATTATCTATCGCAAAACATCGCAAAACATCGCTAAGCGATAATAGCGATCGCAAAATATCGCTAAGCGATGATTTGCGACAAAATTTATCGCAAAACATCGCAAACATCGCTGTAAGTGATAGTGTAAGTGTAAGTGTAAGTGTAATAGATAAAGATAATATGTCGAATGAGACATTCGACACCGCCGCCCCTGATTCTAAAATTACGGCCTCTGATTCCAAGAAACCGGAATTGAAAATACACGTGCTTGGGGATGTGAATGAGGTTTTGGAAATATTCAATGCCGTAACCGGAAAGAAGTGCATCGTGAACAAGTCAAGAATCGGGAAGATAAGCAAGCTGCTCAAGGCCGGATACACCAAGAGTGATTTCAGGGCCGTTGTGGAGATGAAGTACCGCGATTGGGCAAATGACGAGAAGATGGCGCAGTACCTTACTCCCGACACGCTGTTCGGGGAGGAGAAGTTTACCAAGTACGTTGAGGCTGCAAAGATGCCTATTGTAAAACCTGCCGTGGAAAGGAGGATGGTGTACTGATGGAAACTTACGAAAAGTACGGGATTAAGGTTCCCGCGAACAAGATAAGCGGTGAGCATTACACGCTGTGTCCCGAATGCTCACACACCCGCAAGAAGAAATCCGACAAGTGCCTTTCTGTGAACTTGGACAAAAAGGTTTGGCATTGCCACCATTGCGATTGGAAAGGGTTTCTGAAGGAGGAGAGAATACAGCCGAAGGTTTACGTGAAGCCCGTGTGGAAGAATAAGACCGGCCTGAGCGAGAAATTGGTGAAGTGGTTTGAGTCAAGAGGAATCAAGCAGGAGACACTGAATGCCATGAAGATTTCCGAAGGTTTGGAGTGGATGCCTCAGCATCAGAAGGAAGTTAACACCGTGCAGTTCAACTACTTCTACGAAGGTGAACTTATAAACGTAAAGTACCGCGATGGCAATAAAAATTTCAAGCTGCACAAGGACAGCGAACTGATATTTTACAACCTTGACGCGGTGCAGAATCACGAAAAAATCATCATCGTGGAGGGAGAGATGGATGCGCTGACTTTGATACAATGCGGGATTGAAAATGTGCTGTCCGTGCCTAACGGGGCAAATCCGAAGAACAACAATCTTGAGTATTTGGAGAACTGCCACCCGTTGTTCAACCATGTTTCGGAAATCATCATCGCCACGGACAACGATGCACCGGGCCGTAAGCTGAGACAGGACATTGCACACCGATTTGGGGTTGAGAGGTGTAAGTATTGGGAGAGCGATGTGTACAAAGACCTTAACGAACTGATGATGGCAGAGGGAGTTGTTTCGGTGAGGAATGCAATCCTCTCCGCAAAAAACTTTCCTCTTGAGGGGGCTTTTACCATTGCCGACATAGACCTTGACATTGACGACCTGTACGCCAACGGTCTTGATAACGGGACACCGACAGGCATGGGCAAGTTTGATAACCACCTTCGGTTTGTGAAGGGCTACATCACCACCGTAACGGGAATACCCGGTCACGGAAAGTCTGACTTCGTTGACCAAATATGTTTGAAGCTGCTTGTGAATGCGGGATGGAAAACGGCATTTTACTCACCTGAGAACAAGCCCACGCAGCTTCACTTCTCAAAGTTGGCAAGAAAACTTACAGGCAAGCCTTGGTTCGGAAACGGGAAGATAACACCCTCGGAACTTGCATCGGTAAAAAATTATCTGAATGAGAAGTTTTGGTTTGTGAAGCCTGAGAAAGATTTTACCCTTGACACGATTCTTTCGCACGTTAAGCAACTTCGCAGGCAGAAGGGCATAGATATGTTCGTGATAGATGCTTGGAATAAGCTGGAACACAAGTACGGGGAAAATGAAAGCAAGTACATCGGGGAGAGTCTTGACAAGTTGGCGATGTTCTGCGAGCATGAGAATATCCATTGCATCCTCGTGGCTCACCCGCGTAAGATGCCGAAGGAGAAGGACGGGTACTTTGTCGTGCCTAACCTTTACGACATCAACGGCTCTGCAAACTTCTACAACAAAACCGACAACGGATTCTGCGTGTACAGAAACACCGTGGAAGGTCAGGAATGTTCCGAGATTTATATTCAGAAAGTGAAGTTCTCGCATTGGGGAGACAGGGGTATGGTGTCTTATCAGTACGACATACATTCCGGCAGATTTCAAGACCCCATAAATCCCGATTACAGGTCATGGATTGACTCATCCGCGAGTCAGCCGAAGATAAATTTTGAAGTTAAGTCCGAGAGGCCGATAGTTCCGAACAGAGAGGAATTTACTCAGGTGTTTGATAACTTTGAGCCGTTGGAGGACGATCCGTTTTAAATAAAAAATCATGGAAAATGTAAATCACCCTTCCCATTACGGGGGAAAAGAAAATGTTTATGAAGCCATAAAAGTCATTGAGGCTTGGAATCTCGGATTTTGCTTGGGCAATGTCGTGAAGTATATCTCAAGGGCGGGTAAGAAAAACAACAACACGCTTATTCAGGATTTGGAAAAGGCGAAGTGGTACTTGAACAGGGAAATTGAAAAATTAAAAAACGAAACCTTGGCCAAGGATTATGAAAGTTAAAAAACTTTTGTATGTTTGTGGTTTAAATTAAGATACCTGTGATAAACATAGGGAGTAGCTCTCAAGACATTCTAAATTTTCCGAAGCATGATGTATCTCCGGAAGTAAAGCAGACCAAGGAGTATGCCTTGCAATTTGCCCGTGCGTTTTATTCTGCATGGCTGAGGAACGAAACCCTTTGGGGATACTCAGACCGGGTCAGATTTGACGGATTGCGCAGACTTGCGGTGGGTAAGCAGCCCGATGACCTTTACTACCAAATGTGCTACGGGCGTGAGGCCAACGGGGAAGTTATCCGCAAGGGCTACATGAACGTGAATTGGGAAATTCTCAAAATTGCGGTGAAATATCGCAATGCGTTCATCGGAATGTTTACGGATATTGATTACGAAATACAGGCCACATCGCTGAATCCGTTTGCAGGACGCAAGAAAGAAGAAAAAAAGTGGAAGGCTTGGGTTGATGCCAAGATTATGCCCAAAATTACGCAGGGATTTGAGCAGTTGCAGATGGCCGGGCCTATTTCTCAGGAGGATGTAAACCCGAAGCCGTTTGAGCCTGAAAATATGACCGAGTTGGAAGTTATGGACGGACTCGGTATGTTCAGACTTGAGGAAGAGTTGGGTATTGAGCAGTTTATCAAGGCCACGTTTGATGTCATCAGCAGATGGCCTGAGAAAATCAAGGATAAAATTCTTGAGGACTTGTGGGATATAGGCCGCGCGGTGGTGAAGGATTATGTTGACGAGGTTACGCAGAAAGTCACCGTGCGGTATGTGGATCCGGGCAACTGCATCCTGAGAAAGAGAAGCGACGGAACGCTGATTGACGGAGGTGAGTTTGTGCTTATGACCATTTCCGAGCTTCGTGCCGAATCAGGGTTTGAGGAAGAGGATTTGGTTCGTGCCGCAGGAACATATCTCGGATTTTTCGGTAACATGAGCCGAGAAGTGTTTGAAAGAAACAAGGCTAATCAGAATTTATCCAAGACATTACTCAACACGTATTTTTACGACAATATCAAAATTCTTGTTCTTGACTGCGAGTATGCAACAGTTGACAAAAGATACACGACAGAAGTTAAAAGCGAAAAAGGTGAGAAATACTACCCGGAAGAATACGGAAGGGTGCGAAACAGCGCCAAAAGAAAAACGCATGTCACAAGAACGCCATGTTATTACAGGGCTAAGTGGGTTGTCGGAACCGACATGGTATACGACTATGGCATGCAGTTCGACATTCCTCGCCCCGATAAAACAAGGGCGAATTGTTCTTTCCATTATGTAGAACTTACCACGCCAAGCCCGGTAGAGTCAGCCTCTCCCGTGTTTCATCAGATGCAGTTGGCTTGGCTCAAGTTTCAGAACTCATGGGCCAAGGCCCGTCCTGACGGATATGCGTATGACGAAGCTCAGTTGATAAACTCAACCTTGGGCGGGAAACTTACTCCCGACCAAATCATCAGAATGAGCGAGCAGTCGGGAAGATTGTTCTTTAAAACGGTTAATGCAAGGGGAATGGCGGCGATTGCACCAAACGCGGGTGCGCCCGTTATTCAGATGCCGGGCGGTATCGGTCAGGCGCTTAATGAGTTTGTCGGTTCTTGGAACCTGATGATTGACATGTTGCAGGAACTTACTGGATTGTCAAGACAGGCAACGGCAAGTAACATGCCTGCAAAAACGGGTAAGGGTGTTAGTGAGATTGCCCTCGGTGCGACAACCAACGTGATGAAGCCGATTGTAAACCTCTATCGGGACATTAAGAAAATGGCCGCTACAAACGTAATTCTTCGCGGTCAGATTGTATTCAGACACAACGAGGAGGTTGCAAAAGACTACTACGACATATTGGGTGAGGCAAACGTAGAGATGATTAAAAATGCATCCAAAGAGTTGTCTCAGTATGGCATAAACCTTGTTCCGCGAATCAATGACCAAATGCGGATGAAGATTGAGCAGGCCGCAATGGACGCGATGGCAACCGACAGAAACGGAGGAGCCGGTATTACTGCATCTGAATTTGTGCTTATTCAGTCGCTGTTGGATCAGGGGGCAAACCCGAAGCTGATACAGGGTGCGCTTGCCATGTACATTCAGAGACGGGAAAAACAGAAAGAAGAGTCCGCAAAAGCAGCCGCCAAAGAACAATCAGATGGTCTTACACAGATGGAGCTTGTAAAAGCCGAACAGGAGGCGAGAAAAGAAATATTAAAATCTTATCTTAAAATACAGGAGAAAAACGCAGATGCCCAAATTGAAGCCGATAGATTTATGGGTGAGCAGTTTATGGGCGCGTTGGTTCAGCAGGGATTGAGCATTATGATGGGAGAGGCGGCACAACCTCAGCCTCAACCCGGAATGGAGATGGGCGGCATGCCTCCCGAATTGCAGCAGATGATGGGCGGAGTGCCTATGCCTGAGCAGCCTCCGATGGGAGAAATGCCTATGCCCGAAGAAGCTCCGATGTAAAAAAATTTGTTTGATTCGTAAAAACACTTTACATTTGTAAAATAAATGTAAAAAATATGAATAACGAATTGATTTCAGCGTTAATGACGGGTGATACATCCGCGTTTAATAAACAACCCGAAGTAACAGAACTTGCAAAGACAGAAGAAGCGCCTGCGGCGGTATCGGCAGAACCTACGCCTGCGGCAGAGACAAGCGTTGCCTCACCCGAAGATTATTCATGGATATACGAAATAGCCGGGGTAGAAGAAAAAGACCCGGTAAAGGCAAAAGAAACTTTACTGTCAAGGACAAAAGAATATCAGGAGAAAATTGATCTGTTGTCAAAAGCTCCCGTAAAAACATTCCATAACGAAAACATCCGTCTGTTCAATGACTTTGTTGCCGAAACAGGAGTTGACGATTACGGTACGTTTAAAAAGGTACAGAGTCTTGATGTAAAAAGCACGGACGATGTAGAGAAGTTGGTTGATGCAATCGTTACACGCGAGATTTTTGAAAAGCCCGAATTGGCAAATGTAAAAGATGCACTTACCCGTAAGCTGCTTGATGAATACAATGTTGAGGTTGATGAAGATTCTTCTGAATCTGAAAAGGCGTTGGCCAAGCTGAAACAGCACGAACTATTCAGCAAAGCAAAGGAGGCACAGGATAAGTTTTCTGATATTGTGACAAAAATTAAAGGAAATGAGCCTAAGCCTATTGACGCAGATGCGTTAAAAGTAGAAAAAATGGAACGCATTAAAAAATGGGAACCGATTATCAATCAGAATGTTGAAAGTTTAAAAATCGGTGTTCCCAAGTTTGAATCCAAGGACGGGCAGATAAAATATTTGGATGAAAAGTTAATAGAAACTAATTTTGACCCCCAAGACAAGGCCGAATACAATCAATGGGTTCGTGCTTGGTTGGAGGCGAATAATGTACCTGAGCCGACAAATGAAATGTTAGAACAGGCACATTCTTTTTCATACCAACAGGTAGTCTTTAACAAAATACCTCAGCTCGTGGCGGATGCTTATGCGAAGGGTGTTGCGGAAGAGGCTAAGAAGCACTTAATCCAATCTGACAATCCATCGGCACTCAAAGTGGAGCAAAAAATGTCCGGCGCAGGCGATAGCTTATCCGACATCGGCAAAAGTTTGGTGAGTAGGATTGAATTTTAAGATTGTCTGAGGCTAAGTTGAAACAATTTAAAAAAGAAAAAAGAAATGGCTTCTAATAACTTAGCAATCGGAACAACCGCAAACGTGGTTGCCCTTATGGATCCTCTGTTGGAGAAATTCAACATCACAGAGGAAATTTTCAAACAATTTGGTGACCAATTTGCCGCAGCCTATTTGATGGTGCGCAAAATGGGTGCTTTCAAGCCCGTAGACCAAGTTAAGTTCTACCACTTCGAGGATACTCGTTTCCAAGAGAAATTGGTGGTTGAAAACAACGCTACTGCTGCCGGCCCCGGTCTGCCTTTGACTTTCAATCTTGACCCAACAACTTTGGGTGTTAACGGTGAGTCTTATGCCCGTCCTTGGTACAACATCGTATTCCCCGGCGGATTTGTTGAAGGTACAATTACTTCCGTAACTCCAACCGCAGGCCCTACATGTACAATCGTTGTAACTCCTAAAGACCCTTCCATTACTCTTTCAGTAGTAGCAGGTCAGGAGTTGGTTGTAGGTGCGCCTAACTTTGGTGAAGGTTCTAACCAACCTAAAGGAATTACTCCTAAATTGGTTCGCCGCGATTTCCTTACCCAAATTCTGAAAGAATCTTATCAGAACTCCGGAACTGCCGCTACCGATGCTGCTTCCGTTTCTATCCAAGATTACGTTGCAAGCTCAACTCTTTCATCTGAATTGAAAGCTCAGCTTTCTTCTATGGGTCTCGGAAACACTTTCGTTCTGTTGGGAACACTCGGTGTTGAAATCCGTCACGCTGCTCAGGTTGCCGGTATGATTTACTTCGGTCAGGAGAATACCAACAACATTACTCCTATCGTTGACACAGATCCTAACGCTCTTGACGGAACGGTTCGTGCCACCAAAGGTCTTTACCACCACATTCAAGATCGCGGTGGAGTAGTTAACTACACCACAGGTTCTTTCGGATTGGCTGACTACGATGCATGTGCTGACTACCTGCAGTCACAAAACGTATCTGCTCTCCGTCCTATCATGCACCTGCTTGGTAACAAACAACAGCGTGAAATCGAAAACGCATTGATTTCTTCCAACGCTGCCGTGTTCACTACCTACACTAAAGATACAGCTAACAAAGAAATTTACGCCGGAGCCGGTAAATCCATGAACACTTCTTATGTAGAAGTAACAAAAGGTAACTACAGCTTCTGCCAAGTTCTTGAGCCTATCTTCCATGACCCTGCCACTTACGGAGCAGTTGGCTACAATACCCCTAACCTCGGATTTATGATTCCGATGACTCCCGGTAAAGATGCCAAAACCCGTCAGCCGATTGACCACATGAGTGTTCGTTACAAATCACTCGGAGGTTACAACCGTGCTTACAACGTGTGGAACCGCGGTCAGGTGATTACAAACTACGATATTCAGTCTTTGGAACTGCAAGCAGACCTTGGCCTCCAAGTGTTCGGTGCAAACCAAATGATTGTTCTTGAAGGTCAATAGTCATAAGCATATCATCTACGAAAGCCTCGCAGCGATGCGGGGCTTTTTTATTTGTTAAAATTTGCAAAATAAATAAAAACACTTTACATTTGTAAACAAAATAAGTAATATGATAGTAATTAACAACAAGTTGGTAGAAATACCCGTAAAATTCAGGGGAGAACTGATGAAAATGATTGGCGAAGGGAAAAAAATTAAATTCCCCAAGCGTTTCGTGCGCACAGTTCCCATCTATTCTCCGTCAGGAAGTTCAACAGGCCGATATGCTCAGGAAACACCTATGGTAAGATCGTTTCCTCTTTCTGCATATACAATGCTTGACATGAATCCCGAATCAGAAAATTATCTTAAACCGACACAAAGCGGAGAGTATTGTTTGGTTGAAATCGGACAGAGAATCAAAACAGAAAACGGAACCACATCCGTTACATCGGTTGAGCGTTTCTCCAAACCTCGTGTTTTAAAAACTCAGGATTATGAGCTGTTTTGGTTTTTGTATTATATCTGCCCATACGTTGAAAACGGAAAAGGTGCAAAACCCGGAGGCGTACACCACTTTGAAATCGAAGATAAAGACACCGATGCTAAAGTTAAAAACGAAGCTCGCAAGGTAAGAGCCAAGGTTGAACACTTGTTGTCCGGTGATGAAGCGGAAACGGGCCTCACCGATAAAAAAATCATTGAACTTGCTTACATCTACGGAGTGTCAAATCCTCAGAAACTCGGACGGGAATTATTGTGTGAAACAATTTTGACCCGTGTTGAGAAAGACGAAAAGACACGCGAATACTCAGAAGGTGATGATGAAAAGGGTTATGCGTTTTTTGCCAAGATTCTTTCCGACATCAACGAGTTTAAGTATCGTGCAGTTTCTCAGAAAGCCATTGACAATGAAATCCTCGGATTTGACTCCAATTCGCAGTCATGGCGATACATTGCCGACAAGCATGTTATCGGAACGCCCGCCTATTTCGGCAACGTGATTGTGAAGAAAGGCCCGAATCAGAAACCGATGAGTGCGCTTGTTGAGCATGTAAGGAAAGATGCAAGCACATTTAACTATCTTGAAAGTGTGGTAACGGGTCAAATTCCCGTGGCTTCGCCAAGCGTTGTCTCACCACTTGAGGAAATGACTGATGTAGAGAAGAAGGTTGCATTTGCCAAAGAATTGGAGCAAAGCAAAAACTTCGCAGCAGCCTATCAGATTTACTTGGAACTCAAGGAAGAGGATAAGGCTAACAAGCAGTCTCACACGCTGAATGCGAACAGGCTGAAAAAATTTATGCCTAAACAGGAAGCGTAATTCAATTGAAAATTTACAAATCTGACCTTTAATATGTAAAAAATGTTAGAGGTCAGATTTTTTTGTTTATTTTTGACCAAATAATTTGTCATGCCATTATTGCTAACAGCGGAAACGAAGTTTTTTTTAAACCTTGCGCCTAAAACGATATTTTTTACTGATACTACAAACTATGTAGGGCAATCAGTTAATCCGGCTAATGTGGCCGGGTGTCTTACCTTTACCGGGCCTTCAGGTGTGTTTTACAACAACACAAACTTTAATTCTCCGGACATACTACCGGGAATAACGGATTCTTTGCAAAAAAATCTGCCAATTAATTCACAAAACAATCCAATTCAGGGGAACTATACGGTTGATTATCGTATAAGAATATCATACGCATACACCGCAGATATTACAGGTACTCAAGAATTAACCATAAGCGGTGTTGATTTGACATCAACTTTTGTTCCGGGATTTTTGTTTGAAATAAACACCGGAAGTTATCCGGGAACATATACCGTTGTGTCCTCTCAGTTTATCGGAGGTGAAACGGTAGTTAATGTAGTACAGTCTTTTGGAGGTCTTGAAAATGGGGTTTTCATTTCTTATTTTTTATATGAAAACAAGACATATAATTATGAGTTTTGTTATGACGCCCCTGTTGTTGAAATTCAGCCAAGTATTGATTGTGATTGTTCGGTAATTGTAAGCCGGGATATTACAAATTACAATATTAATGTTTGCGGAACCACAATTCAACCATATAATCTTTTTCGAATACATAAAATAACTGCACCTCTTGGCGCTAATGGCGCTCCCGTTATTGGCATTATAACATCAAGTTTGCCTACGGTCACAGTCTCGCCTATTTTTACAAAAACTTGGACTACAACCATAACTACAAATGTCGAATATGTTTTGCCGACAGGACTTATAATTCAAATGGTTGTTTATGGTCAGGACGAATACACGGTGGATTGCGCAGAAGGTCTTTGCTGCGTGTATTCATGCATGGCAAACCTTCGCAATAAATACGAGTCATATCTTCAGACAAATCCGTCAAGGGCTGCCGAGTTTTTCCCCAAGCTGTTTAAGATGACTACCGCTTGGATGTTGTATTCAGCCGCACACTCTTGTGGGGATTTTACAAATAAAGCCAAGTATCTCAGCGAAATAATCAACATAGCAAAAAGCGAAAATTGCGAGTGCTGTGACGGAGATGATGACGGATTGCCCGTTCCCGTTGTGCCTCTTTGCGGAGTTTCTGCCGGATCTGGAGATACCGTTGTTGTCACAAGTTGCGGAAACGGAATTGAAGTTACATCAAACACGGTAGGAAACACAACAACATATAACGTATGTCTTGACTTATCGGTACTTGACTCTAATATTGCATCATATATCTCGGCAAACCCATCATCGTTGGGAAGCCTCTCCGATGTAACAATAACAAGCGTTCAAGCCGGTCAGACATTGGTATGGAACGGCACGGAATGGGAAAATACAAATCTTTTGCTTGATGATTTGGGCGATGTAACAGCTCCTTCTCCCGTAATGAATCAGTATCTTATGTGGAATGGTTCTGCATGGGTTCCGAGTGCTGCGCCCGTTACTTACAGCAAGGCGTTTTTAATTGATTCATTTACCACATCTCAATCAAGAAGCACCAATGGCGATTATACAAGCATGGATATTCAGTTGCCGTTGGCTACGGGAAATAATCCATTGTCCGTTAATGGTGATGTTGTTGAAGCAGAGGCGGTCTTTACGGTGGCAGATTTGGTTACAGCCCCATTGGGATGTGGATTTTCAATAAACGGAACACCTGTTACGTTAAGAGGATTTTTGGCAGGAAGGGGTGAGCGACAGCTTGTTTCCAAACTGACATTGGTAAGGGTTTCTGCAACAAGCATATTTTGGAAAATTGAGCATGGTCAATACTTGGTAAATGAGTCAGGAACATTAAATTCAGACACGATGTATTTTGGAACAATAACTGTTGCAGACATAACAACAACAGGGCTTGTTATTGCTCCTACATATTTTACGTTAGTGCCAAGCGGGGCTGCAATTTGTCAGTATTCACAATATAAAGCATTTAAAAAATAATGAAAACAGCGATTAGTGAAATAGCCTTTTTGGGCATAACGGGACAGACATTATCTATTGATGTTACAGACACTACGGCATTTGAATATCGTGTGACTATTGACAGGGGAAGTCAAATTACCGGAACAAAGGCAATAGCATTTACCGGAACTCCGTTTAGCGGATGTCGCCTTGACTTTAATATTGTCGGGGGGATCAATACGGCAGGGGCAAGTAAATTTACCATAAACGGAGATATTGTTCCTGATATAAATGCACTTCGGCCATGTCTGATTGTTTACAGATACAACGGGGCAACTTGGGAGCGTTCAATTTATAATTCTTCAGGCGGTTCTGCAAGTTTTGAAGGTTCTGAAATTGTTGACAACTCTGTTCCCGCCGTTAAGTTAGAAAACGACATTGCAGGCTCCGGAATGGCAAGAAATGGAAGCGGCGGTGTCATTCCGAATCTTGAGGCCGTACAGCCATCTTTGCAGGTATCAACAAATGAGCTTGGTGTTAAACTTGACCCGTCAAGAGCCATTACAAAAAACAGCAATGGTATCGGGGTAAATCTTCAAGCTGCAAACCCATCGCTTGAAATAGTGGCTAATGAGCTTGGTGTAAAATATGATTCTACATCCGGTCTTGAAAAAAGTGCCACGGGATTAAAGGTTAAACTTGACCCTGCGGGTGGGCTTGCTGCCACAACAAGCGGGATAGGATTTACGGGAACTCAGTTAAAGGAGCTGACCGTTTCGGTTTCGTCAGCAAACATTTTAACCTTGCATACAATTCCTGTTGTAATCGTTCCGGCACAAGGCGCAGGTACATACATAGATGTCGTAAGTGCAACCGTGAGGGTTTTAACCTTGTCAGCCCCTTACGCTTCTCATACCAACTTGCAATTATTTAGCGGCCCCGGAATTATGTTTGAGTGTGATTGCTTAAAAACAACACAACAGAGAAGATATAAATTTGATGAGGTTCCTCTTGTAAGTGAAGTTCAAAATCAACTTGCATTAAATGCCCCTGTTTATTTAACAGTAAGCGGAGGAAATCCGACTGCCGGAAACAGCACAATAGAGGTAAGTGTATTGTATCGCGTTGTAAGCAATATTGCTCCATAATAGATGCTTCTTTTAAAAGATATATACGACCACATATTCACAAGGGTAAACAAAGACCAATCGGGTAATACCTATCGTCTTGACCAATTCAATGTGGATTTGGGCATTGCCAACACGGAAATGTTTTCATATCTGTACGGATTGCCTCAGATGTACCGCCCCGGCGCACCATTGCCTCCCGTAGCTTTTGAAGTTACGCAGAGAATACTTGATAACCTTAAAGATTGCAAGGTAAATATGGGTGGCCCCGGAGCAGACGATCCCTCGCCTCTCCAAATTCAAAACGGAGTAGCGCAGATACCATCTGACTATGTTCATTTTGTACGGATGTCTTATGTACAAGCTATGGGCGATGAGTGCGATATGCCAAACAGCCTCATACCGCGAAATATTGAGATATTAACCGATGCGGGATTTGTAGACAGAATAGGCAGCTATGTGAAAAATAAAAACGTAGATGCATTTCCTTATTGCAACTTTCAGAATAAATACATTGAGTTTAGGCCGAAGTGGGCAAATCAATACATAAACTTTGTGTATCTGCGTATGCCTAAAAAGCCCTTGTTGGATTATATCATCCGCCCTGACGGAAGTTATTATTTCTTGGCTCAGGGGCAGATATACATGTTGCAGCTTGGCGAGGTTTCAAGAACGGGGCAGACTGTCGGTCAGGTAATCAGTCAGACGCAGGAGCTTGAGTGGAGTGATGAGGTAAAACCTGAGATTGCAAACCTGATTATCGGATATATTGCAGATAATTTAAGACAGCCATATTTGAAACAAAGCGCAGAAATGCGTAAGAAACAAGGGTATTAAGGTGAGGCAAAGGTAGCCTCTCCGTAAAAACATTTGCTAATAATTTATATTTGACTTACATTTGCCTAAACATAAGGCGATGATAATTATAGATTCCATAACAACAAACGACTTTATTTTCTTTGCAAGCCTTATAGCACTTGCAGTCGTTCTTGATTTATTTTGCAAACCACCGCACACAAAGGGCATGGCTAAGAATTGGGCAAACATTGTCGCTGCGGCCATTCCGTTGGTGTTGGGTGCTGTTCAGGCTGGCATGGCCTCAAGGCAGAGAAAACAGAGACCCATCATGGACATTCCGTCCGCACAAAAAGAGGCGTTGGAGAATCAGAGAAGATTGGCCGCTATGGAAAAAGCACCCGGCACGGATGCCATGCTGAATCAAATCAGGCAACAGGGTGCTGCCGCCACACAAAATATAAAAGAAATCACGGGAGGAACTGCCGGGGCTGCGGGAGCCGTTTCGGATATTTACGCAAAAGAGTTGGAGGCATTACAAGGTATGCAGGGCCGTCAGCAGGAGTTCAGATTGGGACAGCAGCAGGCATTGAATCAGGCATTGAACCAATACGGACAGGCTCAACAAGGCGTTTGGGATTACAACGTAAATCAGCCTTATCAACAATCAATGGCTGCTAAATCTGCATTGACAAATGCTGCGATGAGCAACATTCTCGGAGGTGTAACGGGGGCTTTGGGTACTTACGGAGCGCAGCAGCAGAATAAGGAAATGATGGATTTTTACAAGAATTTATACAATAAAAATCAACAGATTCAACCGGGTGCAAGCACAGCTGCGCCTGCTGTAAATAATTTGAATTGGTCACAAATGATGGGTAGCGATATTCCAAATTATCAGCAGCCAAATCAATTTCCTTTAATTCAGGCAAACCCTTGGTATCAACCGGTTAATCCACAATAAAACATGGCAGATCCACTTGGCTTAGTATATACCGGACAGGACGCAACGGGTGCTGCATTTAAAGCGCCTTGGACATCCTATGACCCTTATCAGGCAGAGCTGATGAAAGGGCAGGCCAAACTTGCCATGATGCAGGAAAAGAAAAAGGCCGATGAAAAGCAAAAAGAAGATGCATTAAAATTAGCATCAACAAAAGCCCCGAATTGGACAAAATACATAGGCGTTGCCACAAATTTACAATCAAAACAATCCGATTGGATAACAAAAGCTTTTACAGAAGGCCGTCAAAACGAAGTTGCGCAAAAAGCAAGTCTGTTTAAAACATTTAATGACGGACTTGTAAATGCCGTAAATTCAAATTATACACAATATTTAGCTGCACAAAATGCAGTAAACAGAGATGCAGGGGCATTGCGGGATGTTGCTTCTGAAAATTTTACAGTATTTGAAAATCCCGAATTTGCAACAGAAAATTATTATCCCGGAGTTGCCGAGGCGTACAATAGAAATCTTGAAGCGGCTAAGCAAAGAATGTCTGCCCTTCCCGAAGGGAGTTATGATGAAGATGATGTAAGGCAATATGCTGCGCTACTCACGCAAAACGAAAAAAGAGGCGACTTATTGCAGGTTCCAAAGCAATATCCTGTTACAACGTGGATGCCGGTAGCATCTGCCGAGGCTGCAAAGATTTTTAACATGTCTGCTCAGGGAGACTTGGAAGGCAAGAAAAAAACTTTAACAAAAGAGGTAAAAGAGGAGGAGGCCAAGAGAATACTTGACAGATTTTATCAAGGTGATATTCGCTTTGAAAATCAGATGAGGTATGAGTTTAACAGGTTGACTCCCGAAGAGCAAGCCGTATATGAGAATCCCCGTAAATACGCTCAGGACTATTATTACAAAGATTTGGTTGCCAAGTCGGATGTTGAAAGCGGAACGGGCGGAATAAATATCGGAATAAATATGGGTGCAGGGGAAAGACCACCCGTTTCTCAGCAATATGAAGGTGTGGCAAGAAAAATGCCGGCGGGTCAAATATCAAGCGCAGGTGTTGCCAAAACAACTGTCAGCTTCCCCGAAGGGGCATTTGCCTACGGAACACCCGGTCAACAAGGTGAGCTTGACAAGATGAACATCAGAAGTTATGTTAATTTAGATGAAACCAAAGAAGCGGGAACTTTACGATTAAAAGACTCGGTAACTCCTGTTGATTTCAGGTATCAGAATGGTGTTTATCTTCCTACCGTTAAAAAAGATTTTGTAGTAAGAGATGACACAGGAAATGTTATTTCTGCGGTAAGGGCTGGTTCGGTAATGACGGAAGAAACATTTGATATAATTAAAAAGCATAACTATACAGTTCCAAGCGGACACATTGAATGGGAGCCTTGGGCCGAGGGTGCTATAACATACAAATCGGGAACAAAAGATGTTTCCAAAACCGTATTTGCAAAATGGCAGGATGTGGCTCCTCTTTATGCATCTTATGTAAATTACAGAGGCAAAAACCCTGTTTATGACTTAGCCGGTGAGAAACCAAGCGGAGATATTTACGATTATTACGGAATTAACAAGCCAAGTGGAGCAAGCGCTGCCTCACCTACAACAACAAGAAAAACAATAAAAGAATCTGAAATAGCCGGAAAAGCTAAAAATGCAGGGTATTCAGAGTCAGAATACAGAAAACTTTTACAACAAAAAGGGATTCAAATAGAAAAATAACATGGATCAAAACCCAATAACTCCGCAAAACGGAGGAGAAGTAGATGAATTTGGCATTCCGATAAAAAAGAAAGTCGCTAAACAAGAGGTTGATGAATTTGGCATTCCATTAAAAAAAAAAGAACCTTCAGCAGCACCTTCGGCAACGCCTTCATTGCGTGGGCCGGTGGGTATGGGGCAAGGCTCAAAGCAAGCCTCTCCGCAGCAGCCTCCTATATCTACAAAAACTGCTCCTTCTACATCGAAATCAACATCCGTATCGGGCGTAGGGACGGGTAGTGTAAATTTAGGCACAACAGCATCAGCCATTCAGCTTGCCCCTAAAACGGGCGGTCAGATTGTGGCAGAAGGAGTAGATGTGAGTAAAAAATATCAAGCACCTGTCACATTAGCCGAAAAAGCCCTTGCACCACAGGGAGAAAAGGGAGTAAGGATTAATACATTAAAAGCATATAACACCTACAAAGGCGAGATAAAAAAACAAATAGATGAAAATCAAGATTTAAAAAATCTACAACAACAAAAAACATTTTTAGAAAACAGGCTTAATGAAATAGCAACAGATAAATTAAAAAAGGGCGAGTCAGATTTTAGCGAAAGCCCTGAATATGCTGATTTGCAAAACAGATTAGGTGAACTTAATGACAGAATCGGTTTTGAAAAATTATCTGCTGAAGATCAATTAAAAATAAAAACTATTCCCGAATGGGTGTCTTATGCTCAGGTCGGTGGAAATAATATTATTAAAGGGCTTACTGACTTTTTGTTAAAAGGGCCGGCTATTATAATGTCATCTGACGATGATATTACAGAGGCTATTTCATGGTTAATAATGCCGGGGGCGAAAGCGGGATGGGAACTATTTAAGCCGGAGGGGGCGCAACCGAAAGACAATCCTCTTTATAAGCTCGGAAACATTGTAGATGAGATAAGGGAGGAGCATCATCATGTAAATCCTCTTGTTGTAGATAAGTTTTCCTATAAGTTAATGTCGGCATTAACCGGGGATTTGCCATTGTACGGGGCGGTAGGAACGATTGGAGGCCCTGCGGCAGTTTCTTTTTTGGGAGCGATGCAAAATGGAGTTTCCGAATATGAAACAGCAAGGGAAAAAGTTTTTGATGCTAATTATCTAAAATACGATGAGTTTGTAAATAAATATGGCGGCGATAATTATGAAACAAGAAGCTCTGCAGGAAATGCATATAATGAATTAAGGGGTAAAGATCCCGAAGAGGTTGCAAGCAAAATGTTTTTAATAGATTCCGCAATAGGCTCATTGGAAGGTTTGCCTTTTGTCGGATGGTTAAATAAACTTGACAAAAGAACAGGTGGAGGCGTGTCAAGGTATTTTAAAAAACGCGGAGTTGATGACATTATAAACATAGCAGAAAAAAGCCCGTTAGCTCCTTTTATTCAAGGCGCTCAGGAGTCCGGTCAAGAAATAATTTCTCAAATTCTGACAAATGCATCAGCAAATAGTATTTATGATGAAACAAGGGGCGTTTTGGAAGGGATTGATGATGCAGCCGGAATTGGTTTTACAATGGGTTTTGCGCTTAAATCTATTGGACTTGTAGGTAAATCATTAATGGATAGGAGGGCCTCGGCTAATAAAGAAGAACAGGCAGAAATTGACCGGTCAATGGCTTTGGTGCGTGAATTTGAAAATCACCTTTTAAATAAAAAACCTATTGCAAGCCCCAAAACACTTGAGCAAAAAAGAAAAGTTGATGAAATAGACAATAAACTTGCCGATGCAAGGGGACTAAATGAAGTTCAGATTTCTGCATTAAAAGACCTTAAAGCAAAAGAAACAGCCGAATATGACCGAATGTTGAATGAGGACATGGACAGGCTTGCGAGTAAAGGTAAAATAATTGAGCTGCAAGAAAAAGCCGAAGCCGTAAAAGATTTTTCGCCTAAAGATGCAGCAGATTTTTTAGCCGAAGCCGAAAGGTTAAAAGCCGAACTGCCACCCGCCCCCGAAGTTGCACCCGTGTCAGAGGTTGTTACAGAGCAGGTACAGATAGGTGAGCCTGTGCCAAGCGTTGCCTCACCCACACAAGAAAGTCAAGTGTTACCTTTACAAGAAGGGGCAGAAAGTCAAGCTATGGCTGTACCCGAAGTTCAACCTATCAAGATAGAAGGTGTTTTCCCTATTGAAAGAAGTAAAATAGTTGTCAATACAAAGCCTGATGTTGATGCCGTTGTTTCTGCCAAATTTGAAGAAGAAACGGGTCAGACATTCAATTCAGATGGTACGGTATATAAAGACGGCGGATTGGTTGTCCCGATAGTTAGTGAGAATTTGACACAGGCGGAATTGACCCCTGAGCGTATAGCCGATTTTGTGGAGAAAAATACAGATAAGATAGGTTCTAATTCTGTTAAGGTTGGGATTTACAAATTTCCAAACAGCAATAATGCATCCATTGACCTTAATGTTGTCGTGCCAAGGCAGCACAGACAAACTGCGTTAGAGTTTGGGAAGATGGCCGGTCAGGAAAGTCTGTTTGATTTAGATACTTATGAAAATGTTAAGACAGGCTCCGATGGCTTAAATCCTGCAAACTTTACCTCAGAGCAATTCAGGGAAATATCAAAATCACTTGAGCAAGGTAAATTGCCTAAATTTGAAAAAGCTGCCGCAAAAACTGAGGGTGTAACTGAGGGTGTAACTGAGGGTGTAACTGAGGGTGTAACTAAAGGTGTAACTGCACCAAGCGTTGCCTCACCCGAAACAAAAGCCATTGAAGTAGAGCAGACAACAAAAGCCTTTGAAGATATATCAGCCCTGTTAGACCAAAAGAAAGGCAAGTCTGTAAAAGAGCAGAGAGATATAGCAAACGCCATCCGTGAGAAATCAAAATCAAACAGAAAGGCTGAATTTATCTATAATAATTGGAATAATTTAAAAAAACAACTTAAATTTGAGCAGGTAGGAAACTGTCCATAAAATTATGAAACCAAATAAACTTATACGCGAATCAGTACAGCTCATCACACCGAGAATAAGTGATGAGTACAAAGCTATGTATTTCTACCGTTCTGCGGCTAATTGGGCCAAGGATAACGGCTTCTTTAAAGCTGCGGAATACTTTGACCATGAATCGAAGGAAGAACTTGAACACTCCGAGGGGTTGCAGAACTACCTCGTTGATTGGAACGTGCTTCCCGACTTGCCCGTAATAGCCAAGCCCGAAACATTCAGCTCGCTGATGGAGATTATTGAGAAGGCTTATCAATTAGAGTATGATCTGTACGAGGCATACGAAGATACAAGCATGAAGATATTTGACATTCCCGATCCTTGTTCGTTTGATTTCCTTCAAAAATACAGGGGAATACAGACGGAAAGTGTGGCAAAATATGCCGACATGCTGAACATGCTTGAGGGTGTAGAGCCTACAAAAATCAATCTTTTACTTATCGAAGATAAATTATTTGCATAATGCCTTGTGACATTTTATATAACGGCAAGAAGTACACTCTTGCGGAGTTTGTCAAGCTATTGTCTGAAAATGAGCTGATAAACAAAATAAACGACAACACGATAAGCGGCAGTTTGGCTCAGAGCTATAAGAAAGCCTTTGAAGCTGAGTTTGCCTCACCCGAAACATTAAAAGCTAAAGAATATGATACAGAAAACAAGCCAAGGATGGGTGGTGAAGTCGGAGTCGGGCAAAAACCTGTCGAAGCCGAACCTGAGCAAAGAGGAGGCCGAGAAGCGGCTGCAACAGGTAGAGATGTTCAAGGCGATGTCCAAGCGCAAAAAGAAGGGTTGGTCGGACAGGTAGAAGGAGAGGCGAAAGTTGACTTTGCAGAACAATTGGAGTCCGACATGGATTCCGGTCAGTATTCTCTGTATGCAGACGGAGAATCGGTTTCCGTGAGGAGTCTTGATGAGGCCCGAAGGATTCTTGAAAAGACAGGCCTGTCAGCCGGAGAAATGTTTTATATCAGAGATGCATCAGATAAGATTGTGGCTGAGATTGATGTTAAAGGCAATATTAAGCCCTATGAATCATCATCCTTGGATTACGGCACACAAAAGGCTCAGATTGAAGAGAAATATGGTAAGGATAACGAGGTAGTGAATGCATTGGAAAGTGCATCACAGGCATTGAAAAAGCAATTCCCCGATGCCAAAATCTTTGTCCACAATGACAGCATATCCTTGGCCAACTCCGTTTCCGAAACAACAGGCAAGAATGCAAGTGCCTACATGATGGATAACGGCCATGTCATCATGGATGAGGACGGAAATGTGGTTGAGGTTCATTTCGCAATGGACGGAGCCACAAAAGTTACCGTTTATCACGAGATTATACACCCGATTTTGTCATCATCCATCGCAGACGATGTGAATGTAATGAAGGAGATGATTAATGCTGCCAAGGGCATATTAAGTCAGGCAGACATTGACTCACTCAATGAGTTTGTTTCCCAATACGATGGAGATGTAACAAGGGCCGATGAGTTCCTCACCGAATTGGGGGCAAGAATCACGGCAAATAAAATCAAATTTCAGGACAAGACATGGCTTGATAAGGTAAAATCATTCATCAATGACATCTCTAAAAAATACACGGGCATAACCGTGTTTGACAAGACGGATAGTGCAAATGTTGTGAGGGACTTCTTTGAGACAATGTCCAAGGGGCTTACATCATCAGATATAAGCAAGGAAGATCTTGCCAAAAAGTTAGAAGAATTTAAACTTAAAAAGACAATCTTAAATCCCGATGTGGCTCAGGAAATTGAGCCGGGGAATCAGATAGCGGGTTCTGCCGATGCATTGAATAAGTCAAGCAGAGATTTAGAAAAGGCTAAGGTGAAATGGTTTAAAACAAACCCGGTAGGGAATAAGGGTAAAATAAAAATGAAATATCCTGACCCCAAAACAATATCTCAGGTTTTTGAAAAATCAGGAGGGGCTGTCGTTTTTGTTAACAGCGATGCCACAAAAGTTGGAGAGGTTGAGATAAATGGCCGCACATTAAGCATAGACGGAGGCCTTGACTTTACATTTATTGAAAAGAATGTTGATGACGGGATAGGATTTGCGGCATCAGAGGATGCAAAAATCAAAAGTCTTAAAAAGGTTGCCGAGGCCATCCAACAAAAAAGAGATGAATCAAATCCTCAGCATAAGGGTAAGCCCGTTGCCGTGTTTGTTGTTTCTCAAAACGGAGAGGCGATGCTTGGCGAGTGGTATGCCTCAGAGTATATCATGGAGGGCCTTGACATTTCCTTGCAAAAAGGCAAATACAAGGGCGGTTTAAGAGCAGCCAAAAAGCATTTTAAGGATGCAATATCTGCCATAGAAATTAAGGAAAGCAGCAAAAAAGAGAAATTGACTCCGGAGGAAAAGGCATTGGCTGAAAAGGAGCAGATTTTAAAGAAAAAATTGCTTGACATGGTTGATTCAGGGGAGTTTGATACGCATGAAAAAAGGCTTAAAATGTCTGAATTTCTTGCGTCAAATGATATATCTTTTGGTTTCAGGGTAAAGCTCAACGGATCAATAATGCCTAATCAGAGCAATAAAAAAGCCACATCTAAGCAAAAAAATCCTGAATTAAGAAATGCATTGTCGGATGTCGGTCATTCTCTGAATGATTTTTGGCAGAAATTTGCGGATGAAAGGTTTCTTCCAAAACTTAATGAAACAAAATTGCAGGCAGACAAGGGAAAAGTGTTTGGCGGAATGACTTTCTCAGGATTCTTTTATAATCCAAAAACAAGTCTTGAGCAACAGATTGAACATGCAAAGGGCGGCATAAAACACAAGCAGTTTAATTCCAAATTCAAATCTGAGGAAAACTTCATGCTTGACTCTGCATACAATGTTAATGATTTATTCCCCGATGCGGGAATGCCTTTTGAGTCTGCATATGAATTATACAATGATCAATACGGAACAAAGTTAAGCAAGGAGTCTCCGATAATTGAAAAACAAAAGATTACTAAGTGGTTATTGGAAAACGGAAGGACGGATTTGATTGCCAAGCCCGGACAGATGGCTGCTCAGTCAATTTATTCAGGTGTTGCCGATGCCGATGTGAAACCTGTTCTTAATGAATATGTTGAGGCAGTTGACACGCCTAAGCCTGTCAAGAAGCCGTTAAAGTCAAAAGCAAGCAAAGGGCAGAAAACCGCATTGCCGGGTAAAAACCTTGTGCCTAAGTCTTATGACATAGACATGGACACAGACGGCAATTACTTATTCTATCACTACGGAAACATCCAAGGCAATAAGATTGACCCTAAAAATTGGGGCAAAAATGCATATACAAGCGACAAGAGATTCCACGGGGTAAGTTATTATTACACCAAGGGTAATCAAAAAGAAACTGTCGTTGGCGGAGATGCACACGTTGTTGCCGTGCCTAAGCATCAGGTATATCCTTTCAACAAAGATCCGTTAAACTTTTACGATCAGGCCGAGAAGAATTTCAGAAAAGAATTTCCAAACGGAGCGTTTGACGCGGCAAGACAGATAGACTTTATGAATCCCCTTATTGCCAAGGCCGGATTTAAAATGGTCGTGGCCGAATGGGGCGAGTTCCCATTAAGGGCAGAAACGACACTTCCCTTAGCTTTTGATAAAAAGAAAACAGAGGAGTTCAGAAAGTTTGGCGGTTTTGAAGGCTCATTGCGTAAAGAAAAATATGCGCAGGAGATACTCAATGAGATAGCCGATAAGGCAAATTCATCAAAAGGTATATCAAGCGGCCTTAATGAGATATTCTATAATGCCGGCGGGTTTGATGCCAACGTGGACAAGTTGTTGAAAAATCCGAAAGTTGTCGCTGCGGTAAGTAAAAAAACCCTTAAAAACTATCAGGGCGAATCAAAGGCTCAGAAAAAAGGTGAAGAAAAAAGTTCAAGGCTGAAAGCTGCCGCCGATCAGGTGGCAAAAGAAACTGAAAAACCAAGCGAGGCATTGTCCGGTATGGAAACAGGTGCAGGCAGAATGAGGGGAAAAGCAACCGAAGAAAGAGTTGTTGAAGCAGGCAAAGCAGCACCAAAAGTAATAGAGGGGCTTATTGAAAAAGGAATTGATTACGAGCAGCAGAGCCAAGATAAATCAAGAAGAGCTGCCGAGGGTGTTGTAAAAGCATACAGGGCAAAATTTGGAAACGAATGGAGAACAGAGCTTGAAAACGATTTAGATGCAGGCGTTTATTCGGGAAAGAGGCTTGGAGCTATACCCGCATATCTTTACGATTCATTGATAACCGGGGCAGAAAGTATTGACAAGATAAGACTTATAAACAAGCTGTCAGATTCGTTGCGAGACATGGGTCAGTTTATATCTGCCATGCGTGATATTCAGCTAAAAAGCCCCGAAGGGTTGTATGCCTTTGTTGTTGAGAAACAGAGAAGAGATATTGCACAATCATTGGGAGATAAAGGTAAGGGCAAAGCTGTTGATCCCAAATCCAAGATGGGTCGGATAAAAGAGGCACAAAAGGAAATGGGCAAGGCCAAAAAAGATGCCATAAGAGAAGCTGCCGAAAAAGTTACGGGACAGAAGATTCCTCGCAAACCAAGCCTCACCCCCGAAAAAAGAAAAGAAAGAGGCAAGAAGAAGGTGGATGAGGCATTGGCAGGCCTTAAAGATTGGCTGACAAATCCCAAGATTTCGGCCAAGATGGATTTAAATGATGCCTATGAAAATCAGAAAGAGTTTAATGCCCTTATCTTTAAATTGGCAGACGGACTATTTGACCAAGGTGTTGCAAATGCAGCACAGCTTGTGACAAAGATGAAGGAAGCCCTCTCCAAGCTTGGAATAGACGGAGATAGTTTTGACGGGATAAAAGATAAATTTCTTGAAGATTTCAACTTTGACGAGAAGCTGAAAGAACAGACTTTGCAGAAAGTAGGGCCAAATTATGTCAAGGGCAAATTAAAAGAAGAGGGAATTGATGTAAAGGATGTTTTATTACAGGCAGACGAAATACAGGCATCAACAAGAGAACAGTTTATTCAACAGCTCACCGACAATCTGAGATACGATGCCAACCTTTCCGCATCTGAGGCTTCTGCACTTGCCGAAGAGTTTTATAAGCAGTATGATAAAATCTTTGAAGAAAAGAAAAATCAGGCTTTAAAGAAAAACCTCGGAGGGGATTTTAAAGCAAAAGTCAAAAGAAAGAAAGAACACGAAAAACTTACAGAGGCTATAAAATTCGGAGCTTTTGACGGGAAAAATATTAAGGTGAAGGACAAAGACGGAAACATAAGTGAGATTGATTCCTTATACATGTTTGCCGAAAAATTCGGAATACCCGATGCCAACAGGCCGGAGATTCAAGAAATGTTAAAGGCATACACCGAGGCTATTGCCAAGTTGCCGCCTAACAGCGTACAACGCAGAATGGTGGAAAGGGATTTGAACATGTTTCTGTCCTACCTCAAAGGTGAGCATAAGGGTTTTTGGCAGAATGTATTCGGAAATCAATATGCCAACATCTTGTTTGATTACGGAACATGGACAAACGTGATAAACGGAAACATGACCATGTCTTTGTTTGTTCTTGGTCAGAAAGCGGCAAGAAAAGCATTTTTTGAAACGGGGCGTATAAAGGATCTCGGAGTGATGGGTAATGCACTTTGGAACGGCATGCACAAAAGTGTTCGGTCTGCCAAGGGTATTCTCATTAATGATACAATGAGGGAAGGCTCAAATGTGGCATCAAATACAATTGCGGAGATAAGGGCCAAACATCAGAAAAATCCTATAGCAAGAAAGTATTTTGAGTTTGTAGCACTTTCCGGTAAGATATTGAACGCTCTTGATGCCTTTGTTACCGTGGCAATGACTGACCTTTATTATGCAGACTTTGTTCTTGACAGGCTTGACGCAGAAAATAAAAAACTGCCTAAAGATGAGAGAATGAGCAATGCTGAAATAAGGCAATATGCAAAAGACTTATTGGGCCTTAATCCCACAATAAAGGAACGTGCTCAGGCTCAGGCAACCGAAGAGTTTAAGGAGCAGTATGGCGAAAACTTTGAGATGAAAGGCAAGACAGCCGTATTGTGGAATCAGAGGGTTGATGAATTGCAACGTGAATTTGGAGAGGAGAGGCTTGGTGCTGACGGTACGCCTGATTGGGTTTCTTTTACATCTGAGGATTTACAGAGGCTTTATGAGCAGGCTGTTGAATCAGGCGGCAAAATAGGTCTTGTGGGCAAGCCCGCCGGTACAATAGGTGTGATTTCTCATCATATTGAAATGGTTGCAAGGAATGTATTGGGGGGAGAACTTTTGATAAAATTCGTTAATGCCGGATTTAACAGCGCTGCATTTGTTCTTAAATCAACGCCTATATCAATAATTCCCGTAATAAAACATTATTACACGAACAAAAGGGGGTTGGGTGTAGGTGAAAACGCGGATAAGTTTTACGAATCAATAGATGTCCGCAGAGAAATGTATGGCTATGGCGGAAGGGTTGAAAAAAGGGAAGAGCTGCTTACATGGTTGGCATTTCAGACAATGACTGCCGGATTCCTTGCAGCTATGTTTGGAGAACAATCCAAGGCCATTCTTACATCATTGACAGGTGGTGAAGATGACGAAGAAAAATACACAGAAGGGCTTGGATTGGAGGGTCGTAAAGAATTCTTCGGAAATGACCTTGACGGCAGACAAGGCAAGTGGAAGGACGGATTATTCATTACAGGCCGTATGTATGGTGATGCAGGCAATAATTGGAGGAGAACTCAGGCATTTACGCAAGCAACGGGCATTGAACCTCAAACCGTGTACATGAACGGTAAAAAGGTTTTATCATACAAAAACAATCCTGTTTATACGGCAATGTTCGGAACAACCGGAGTTGCATCAGATGCCCTTTTATTTAATGACAAGATTGACGAAATAGGTCAGGGATTTCTGTATAAAGTGTCTGTCAGTCAAATGCTTATGACTCTTGAGTCCTCCCCGATGAAAGGTGTGTCGGAAATGTTTAATCTTTTCTCACAAAGGAATGATGCCATCAATATGACTCAGGATACATTTGATAAGAACGTAGAAAAGCTGATTAAAACAATCTCTGTTCAGACAAGAAACACAATTATACCGAGGATTTTAATGACTGCCGAGCAGGACATTGAGGGAGGCATGGGCAATCAGGACAGAGTAGATTTGTCTTGGTACGAATTGGCTACAAGGGATTGGCCTATTGTTAATAATCTGTTTGACAGAGATATAAAGTACGACCATTTTGGCAAGCCTCTCCTCAAAAGAACAAAAACAAGGTCTGCATTATTGGGTGTTACAGCCGTAGATGTTGCAGAAGGCAAATTTTACAGTCCGGTATTATTTCAGATTTCGCCTGAAGGTGAAGCATCAAGTCCTTTTTCAAATAGTGTAAGGGGCGGTGAAAGTTCAAAAGAATATGCTCTTTTTGAAAGTAAAAAGTCAAAAGGCTATCTGCTTCCTGATTCAAAAGTCGTGGAAACTATCGGCAATGGAGGAGAAATCACAAGAACCAAAATGGACAAAAAGCAATTCAATGATTTTGCCACTAAGTTTTCAATTAAGTTTGGTGATTATGTCCGTCAAAACTACAATGAGTTAAAGGAGATTCCTTCAAAAGAAGAGTATGACAGATTGGTTGAGCAAAATGAGCCCGCCTACGAATACTTTGATGAAAGAATAAGAATGGAAAGGTCAAGAATAATCGGAGAAGTTCTGTTGGAAATGTTCGGCAAAGAAGGACAGGATGCATTCCAATTCAGCCTTACTCAAGAGGAGTAACTAACCCCTTACATACATTCTCGCCATTCTCCGGGCAGAAGTGTTCCCATATTGGGAACGCCATTCGCTTACACGGAGATGGCGAAGGTCAAGTGGTTTTACGGAGAGGCAATTAAACGCATCGCTTATCGTAGTTCTGATGTAATTAAAGTGTAGAGGTTTGCCAAACTTTGTTAGAAAAATTAGGCCATATTTCCGATTCTTCTGAGCCACAAATTCATTGAGCAGCGTAATTACATGACCCGGAAGCGGATACGCAACCCTTCCGAGCATCACGAACTTTCCGTTTATTGAAAAGTCTTTATATTCAAGGTGCATGATGTCTTTGGCGGTGGCTCCCGCATAATACATAACGGAAATCATTATCTTATGCTGCAACTCGTTGCAATTATCAATAGCTTGTAATACAATTTCTTTTGTCAGATTCATGCGTTAAAAGTATAAAAAATTGGCGTAGGGTTGCCTCACCGCATTACATTTGTATAAAAATAAGAATATGCAATTTTACACAGCAACCGTAGAAAGAAAACGCGGAATCAAAACAAATGCCGCAACTATCGCCATGAACGTGGGCCGCGCCCAACAAACCGTTCCCGGCTTAGGTTCAACCACCAAAATTTTCTTTGAGGAAGATCGCAGACGCGCAGGGTCTCCGTTGTATTGGATTGTATCAGGTGACTACAACACCGTGATTGCAAGCCTTGACAACTACACTCCCGGTCTCTCCGTTACACTTTCCATTGAGAAGTTTGACCGCAAACCTGCCGTGCGTAATCAACTGTTGGCCGTTGACAACATCTCTTATGTTGTTGCCAAACCCGGCGATGCTACAAAATCAATTATCTACTACGAGTGGATTAACAAATTTGAACTGATTGAGATTGAGGTGGCTACACCTTTTGCCACACTTGTGTCAATCCTTAACGGAACTTATTCTTCTTAATTTGTTTTGTTTTGTTTGTTTGTTTGTTTGCCCCCGGTGTCATCATCGGGGGTTTTTGTTTTTTTAACATTTGTTGTCGCACATTTTGCATAAATTTGCGACATGGAACAACCCGGATATACAGGTAGAAGGCCACGGGGCAGAATGACACACCACGGCCCTGCCAATGAGGATAGGCATCATTACGACATAAAGCCTATAAAAAGATTTACTCCCAAAAAGAATTTTAAAATCGGTGTGGGCATTACGACACACAACCGCCCTGAAAACGCGAGGCGTTGCCTCACCAACATATTATTGACCACCCCGGAAGCATATCGGGTGGTAGTTGTTGATGATGCATCCGATGTGCCGTTTGACGGGGCCGATTTCAGATTCAGACATAATGTGGGTATAGCCAAGGCAAAGAACAAGTGTATTGAACTGCTTGACGACTGCGATTACATATTCCTCTTTGATGATGACTGTTGGCCCGAAAAAACGGGTTGGTGGAAGCCTTATGTACAGGCGGGTATTCATCACATGTCATTCACATTTAGTCAGCTTCACAACGGACAACCGAACAGAAATGATTTTATAAAGAACGAGGGCGAGATTTCCTATTATGCAAATCCGTGCGGGTGTATGCTGTTTATGACCAAGGAGCTTGTTGAGAAAATAGGCGGATTTGACATAGGATTCGGGCAGTATGGCAATGAGCATGTGGATTTTTCAATCAGGGCATATTTCGCAAACATGGTCGCACATCCCTTTATGGACATTGCCTATTCGCTCATGCTGTTTCATTCCCTTGACTATTACTTGGACACAAAGACAAGCGTAAAATCACGCATGGGAATATGGAACACAAAGGGATTGATAGGCAGAAAGGGTTGCAGTTTTGTTCCTTACAAGTCGGTGTCGGGCAAGTTTTTGGTGCTTACATCTTATCTGACATATAAAGCAGACCCGCAAAGGGGCGTAAAGTGGAATGCAGATGTGAGCAAGGTAATGGATCTCGTCAATTCGGTTGTTGACCACGGAGGAGAAATTGCCGTGTTCCACGATTGTTTTGACGATAAGGACACACCATATATACCGGGTGTTAAGTGGTACAAATGTGAGCCTGACAATGATTTTGTACCTAACGTATGGCGTTATTACCTATATCTTGCCTATTTGCAGGATATGCAACCCAAAATTCCCGTGTTTCTGACAGACAGCACGGATGTTGTGTGTCTGTCTGCACCAAGCGTTGTAAAGAAGTTTTTATATGTCGGTGACGAGGCCAATCAGATATTGGACAATGCATGGATGAGAACGACTCAGGAGCCGTTGCTTGAAAACTTTCCCGATTATCGTAATGTGATAAATAAAGATGCCACATCCAAACTGTATAACTGCGGTATTATAGGGGGTGAGACATCAATGGTTGAGAAATTTTTATCCCTATACTGCATAATATCAAATGAGCATTGTAAGGGGTTGCAGGGCTCTACCGACATGGCTGTAAGTAACTACATATTTTACAAGTATTTCAGAGATTGCGTCATATCGGGTCAGCCCGTAAACACAAGGTTTAAATACTTTGAGAAAGAAAACGGGGTGTGGTTTCAGCATAAGTAGCCTCACCGAATTAAGATTATTTAACTATTACCTTAACTGACTATTGTTTACATTTGTAAATATTTTAAAACTATATTTTTATGTCAAGTATTCGTGAAAGAATGAAGGCTCAGGCCAAGCAGGAACAGGGGCAGTCCTACACAAAGTTAAGCCCTGATGTTGTATTGTCCGTAAAGGAAAAAGACGGCAAAATAGGATTCTCCTACTACGACAAGGCAACCAAAGAGAACAAGTTTATCCCGAAGCCAATTGAGGGGGTTTTGGTGGGCCGTTGTATGTCTGCGGAGTGGTTTGATGCCACAATCGGTCAGCGCGGGGGAACATGGGCGACATCCTTTTATTATTCAAAGGAAAAGGTCGTGTTGTTCAAGCCGGGGTCACAAGGCTATGAAAAGGTGATGGAGGGCAATTTTGATGAGATTGAGTATTACCTCCGTTCACGCAGGGTGAGTGCCAACGCCAAGAAAGCTCAGGTTATTCTTGTACGCATGATGTGGGGCAAAGAGCCTAAGACGGTTGCGGTAAAAACAAACATCAGCATCGCAATCACGCAGTTGAAGAGGGTTGATTCAGACATGCAGTTTGATTATTACATTAAGCTCACACCTAAGAAATATGCCGAAGGAGAGGTTGATTTTGACAAAAAAACAACCCCTGCCACATTGAATCTTATGCGCACAAACCCGCCCAAGTATGCATCAATCAGCTTTGACAAGCCGGTTAACGATGTAGAGTTTGACTCGCTCGGTGCTGAAAGTGCCATTGAATTGTTTAATAAGTGGCTGCAGGAGCAAAGAGGCTCAGGCGGTGAGGCAACACAGGCTGCTGCACCCGCCGTTCCGAAGGATATAATTTACAATCCTCCCATGTACAACAATGATGTAATGGATGGGTTTTCTCCTGCCGGAGATAGTGTGACCGAGGAAGAAGAATCTTTTGATGATTTACCGTTTTAGTGATTAACCTTGGAGGGGCAGCTAAGGTTGCCTCTCCTTAATATTTTTTCAAAATGATATTTCAAATTGACTTTAACAGGCCCGACCCGAACAACAACAAAGCCTTTTACAAGCACATCAATGCTAAGCTTAACACATCTGACGATTATCATTTTTACGAGATAGAGTTAAGCACCTTTGAGGAGCTTGAGGCGTTGCTTGAAAAGATAAACAAAAAATTCAAGAGTCAATATTCAATGGTTATATCATTTGACCATCCCACTATTTATTTGGATGATAAAGTTTAATAACTGACAAAACAATGACACTTACTGAAAAATTATTTAACATTCAATGCGAGGCTTCTCCATTGATTAAGGATGCCAAATTGCAGGGTGAGGATATTGCCACATGGACATCGGATGAATATGTGAGAAACATGCTCAGGCCGTTGTTTCAAAAATACAGGGTGCTGTTCCGCCTGATTTCATCAAAAGTGCGTGAGATAGGTGAGGCAAGGCTTGTTGAATCAATATACGAATACATCAACGTGGACGATCCGTGCGATGCCATGACCACATCCGTGTGCTACGAAATAGGCAAAACAGACCTGACCGGGGTGGGAATCACTCTGTGCGGTAAGTATGCCAACATCAACACGTTCTTCCTCGGCACAAACCATGACGGAACGGGCAGTAAGCCGTTGGGATTGGTTGCTTCGCCCGCAGAAAAAGCCCTTCAAAAGATAGAGGCAAAGAAAGTTGCAGAGGTAAATACGGGAGAGTTTGTACCGAATGATGAACAGGCATGGAAGAAAGAACTTGCCAAGGTAAAAAAACTCGGAATCAATATTGACAAAGCGCACGAACTTAGGCTGTTCAATTTTGATTACAAAGAGGTTTACAAGGAACACGGAGTCAAGGCATCTCAGACAGAGAAGTTTAGCCTTGTTACTGCGGTAAGGCTCGGTATCGAAAATGACTACATTTCGCATAAATTCCCCGACTTTGTCTATGAGCCGCGTGTACCATCGCATCAGCTGTTCAATAAGTTTCATTACACGATTGCCGGTTATGGCGAGATTAAGGGCTACATCCCCACGGCAAATGAGCGCTCAATAAATTTTATCTGCGACCACTTTATGAAATACATTACGGATATTCTGAAGGTGGACATCAAGGAGTTGGGCAAATTTATTACCAATGGAGTTAATGCGGGTGATTTTGAGAACTTGGCTTGGGATGAGAATTGGAACGCCCAAGACCCGGTGTATTATCTTAGGGTTGCCTCACCGAAACAAATCGAACATATACTCATAAATTTCATAGCAAAAGTTTCTTAGTCCGTGTGTGTGTTAAAGGGGAGGGGTGTATAATGCATCTCTCCCTTTTTATTTTTAACATATTTTTTAAAAATAAAATAATACCCATATCTTTGTTAAAAATTACAAAGAAATGGGATTGGTTCCGGATACATATATATTCACAAAGACATCAAACGGAAACATAGAGCTTTCCGGTTATAAAAAATCGGTAGTTGTTGAGTTGTATTCATTGAGTCCCGTTAAGGACATAAGAATATCTCAGTCTTATCCTGAAAGCATTGTTATTCCCGTGGATTCAATAGGAAATCATGTAGACAATAAGTTTGTGGCTATTCCTTGGGAGAGGATTGATTTTGAACATTCAAATCCGTCAAGTTCGCCTCTCCCCACAACAATATTTGAAGCTGTGCAGGCATTGGGAGCATCATTCTTTTTGGCTCCTCCTTCGGGTATGACCGCAAAGCATGATTGGCAAAATCCTTACAGCTACATGGGAAGAGCCCCGATAGGAACCGTTGAATCGGCATCTAATTGGTTTATCTCAAGAATAAGCGTAGGTCTTGATGGCACGACATTGGTTGAAACGGCAACAGGCTCTTGGGATGACAGAACAACATTAATTTACACTTAAAATAAATAGATATGGAAATTCAGTATTCAATCGTTCAGAATAGCACAGGTGACGGGCTTAATGCACTTGTAATGCGCTCTTGGTATGTTAACGAAGAAGGTCAGCAAGTAACTGTGAAAAGCGAAGTTAAGACAGGTTTAACCATGCAGGAGTGCTTTGATTTGGCGGTTGCCTTTGTTGAGGGTTCACAGAAAAGAGGAGGTGAGTAATGGCTAATTATCGTGCAGTTGCAAATGGAAACTGGAGTGCATTAGCCACATGGCAGGATGATTCATCAGGAAGTTATGTGGCATCAACAGTATTGCCGGGTGCTGCTGACACGGTTCGATTTAATAATTTTACTGTTATTGCGAATATTAATGCTACGGTCAATATTATATCCAATG